ACGATGTCTCGAGCAGCAACCTCCTCTTCCTGGAGAAGCAGCTCATCGATGTTCGTACGTTCATCACCGCGTGCCCCGTGCTCGACACGGCCAAGGAGTGGACGACCGACGAGATCACTGGCATCAGCCGCACTCGGCCGGTCGAAACGACCCGCTCGGAGAAGATCGAGGAAACGGTCGTCGTGGTGCCGCCCAACGAGCGTCACCCGGCACAGACTCGCGACCGTGTGCGTGATCAGATCGTCGGCACGTGGGCCACGACTCACCTCTCTGGCGCACTCACGGCGCTTCAGCAGCACAAGCTGGTGAACCGCGTGAACGAGCTCATCGACGCGGTGAAGATCGCACGTGAGGAAGCCAACCTCGTCACCGTCGAGAACGTATTCGTCGGCGACGCTCTCTTCGGCTTTCTGCTCGAAGAATAGCGGGTTTGATAGAGTTTCCTAGTCGGCCAACTGCTCGGAAACCTTCGGATTCCGGTTGGTGTTTGTCAAGGGGAATGTTCGGGCTGTAAGGTTTACACGGGAGCTCACTCGGTTCAGAGCATCCTGGCTGACTGTGGTGGTGAAGCCAGGAAGGTTGCGGGTTCAAATCCCGTCCGTGTAGCGCGGTACCAACCTCAATCTCATGAAGTGCAAAAACCCAGGACATAGTGCAGGTTCGAACCCTGCCTCCGGCACTCAAGTCGGAGTAGCCCAAACTGGCAGAGGCGCTGGGCACGACCTTATCAGCTTCAAGAGTCATCCTGCCGTACCACAACCTCAGCTTAAGCTTGTGCGATCCCGGATCAATCGGGTGCGACCTAATCAGCTCAAGACCCGGGTTCAAATCCCGGGGCAGCCTCTGCGTGGCTGCCTGGTGTTAGCGGTAACACGTGAGCGAATTAAACCTGAGTTGCATCCTTAAACGTCGCCGGGTTCGTAATCACAGGCAACAACCGACACGTAGCTCACTTGGTAGAGCAACAGACTTCTAATCTGTATGAACCGGTTCGAATCCGGTCGTGACAACACTTCTATGGGGGCCGGGCCAGGGTAGGCTCGGTCCCCTCTTTTAATTCCCACCCGGGATTTAAATAGGAGAGCGCATGGGAGTTATGATCAGCGAACCCTCTCGACCTCGTGAGCCTGCGGTTAGTGTAGTCAACCTGCCGCCAGTGATCCGAGAACCAGCCCCAGAACCTCCTCTACCCCTCGAACGACAGGTCGGGGGTAACCACTACCGGGGCTTGGCGATTCAGCCAATCGAGTACATCCTGGCGAACTCACTGGACTTCTGCCAAGGTAACGTGATCAAGCTCGTCACTCGGTACCGCGATAAGGGCGGTATCGAGGATCTCAACAAGGCTATCCACTACATCGAATTCATGATTACGCAAGCAAGGGGAGAAGATGCCTCAACCCTCTGATGCGCCTAAGCCTGGCTTCATCCGGGTAAAATACGAGTTGGTGTACACAGCCGACATTCCACTCAACGCATACCCAGATATGTCGGTGGAAGAAGCCATCGAGTACGAACTCGGTACCGATGTCGAGGGAGTCATTGAAGCCATCACTAGTTCAGACGGTGCCGATGATAATAGGCTCATCATTGCACGCGACGCAAAGTACGTCACCGGGTAACGATCAAAGGAAAGTAAGATGCTTATCATATTGGAAGGGCCGGATTGCAGCGGAAAATCAACTCTTGCGAGCAAACTAGCGTGTGAACTCGAGAAGCGATTTCCCGATAACACCGTGACTCTTCTCCATAAGGGTCCACCGGAAGTACATCCACTCGACGAGTATGAAACACCCCTGCTGGACTATCGTCCGCAACGAGGTCACCACATCATCTGTGATCGTTGGCATTGGGGTGAAAGTGTTTACCCCACAGTGTTGAACCGTCCAACGCTTATGGATGACGGTGTTCGTCTTCACATCGAGATGTTCTTGCGTTCACGTGGTGCCATCATCGTGCACGTGTCAGCTAACGATCGTGTACTTGATCAGTGCATCTCTCGTCGTGGTGATGATCTCATCGAAGCAGGCAAGGGACATCAACTCAATGAATTGTACGAGATCGTTGCGATGACAAGTCTCTTGCCTATCGTCAACGTGGATGGTCGGCACGTGATTGATGACACGATCCAAGCAATCATTCACCGTGCAGGCATTGAGTCGACAGCGGCCGTGAAGCTAAATCCATTCACGACGTATATCGGTCCACCATCACCGCGCATGCTTCTTATCGGTGACGTGCGACATCATGTCGATCCTGATGCTTCTGCATCTGATCCTCGGCCTGCGTTCATGCCGTATCAGTCCACCTCTGGACATTTCCTCACTAATGCACTCGCGCGACACGCTGACATCCGTGAGCTTCGCTCGATGGGTATTGTTAACGCATGCGATGTGGATGACATCGATCTTCTACGTCATATGCTCGACAGGCCTACGTCGGTTGCTCTTGGGCGCAAAGCATTCAAAGCTGCGCACTGGGCTGACTGGCCGGTGTCACACCCCCAATTCATTCGTCGCTTCAAGCACAGCACAGGTTCGACATACGTGAACGATATTCTCGGTCGCGGTCGGACAGATTTTTATGATCGTGTTGAAAGGCTCTGATGGAACTGAAGCTGAACGACCTACGTGGCGACTACGTCAAGTTGGTCAACCACATCATCAATAAGGGCGAGAGCGTTTCAGCACGTGGAATTCCCACGCGCGAACTCACTGCAGTGACGTTGATTGTTCCCAACACCCTTGAGCCACTGCTTCCAGTCGGTGTTGGCCGCGGTGTGAACTTGAAGCTTGCGGCACTTGAAGCGCTCCAGCTCATCTCTGGAACTCCACGCTCTGATTTGGTCAGGGTAGCCGCTCCGACGTTCGAAAACGTCCTGGTAGATGCTACGGATCCCGACTACGGCGCTTACGGACCTCGCGTGGTGCAGCAACTTGCGGATTGCATCGAACTCCTCAAGGAGGATCCGTCCAGTAGGCAAGCCATCGCAGTCATCTGGACCAAGGCTGACCTACGGCACATCGGTGACAAGCCGTGCACCGTGTTCTTTCAGTTCCTCATCCGTGAAAGTGGTCACGGCTTTCCAGCTCTCGAAATGCACACGCATATGCGCAGCCAAGACGTGTGGTTGGGTGTACCGTATGACTTCTTTATGTTCACGCAACTTCAACACACCATTGCATACGAACTGCACATGCCAGTAGGCAGATACGTGCATCACACGACGAGTCTGCACATCTACGAGCGTGACATCGAAGCAGCGAGCAAGCTTCATGCACCAACTGATTTCGTATTCATCGATCTGCCACTTGGTGTGTGCTCAGCAGATCGTGCGACATCATCACTGGACGTCGCAGCATATCTCCTTGAAGGCAACACCACGCAGGAGGAAGATGAAGCCAACCCATGGTACACCAAACAGCTCGACCTGATCGAAACACTTCTTCCCAATGAAAACGTGGTGTCAGCGTGAGTGACGAAGATAACATCAACGAACAACGCATCTATGAAGATGATGCGCAGACGAAGCCAATCGGTTTCGTGTGGCAAGTCAACGTGATATTGCCAAGTGGTGCAAAAGAAAAGCACTACGCATGGAGTTCGGTGCAAGGATACAAGTCTCCATTCTTCTGCACAACCCGCACAGCTGCCATCGCAGCACTTCGTGAACATTCCAAGTTGCCTGTGAAAAAGACCCGTCCCTCGATGGACCAGACGCTCATGCAAATGGCGAAGCTGATGGCCGATCGTGCCACCTGCTCACGCGCGCAGGTCGGTGCTGTCATCGTCATTGAGACGAGACCAGTGTCCAGTGGATACAACGGCACCGCGACCGGACTTCCACACTGCAATCACGCATGCGACTGCACAAAGCTTCCGACGAACCCTGATCCCAAGCACCATTGGGCTGACTGCAACTCAAGGCAACCTTGCCGATTCAGCGTACACGCCGAGGCCAATGCTATCGCATTCGCCGCGAAGAATGGCGTGTCAACCGACGGTGCTACGTTGTACACGACAATGGCACCCTGTCTGGATTGCGCTAAATTGATCGTGAACGCGGGAATCACTCGCGTTGTCGCAGCAGCACAGTACCGTGACGACAGTGGTACTCGTCTACTTCATCAGCTCGGGGTGCAGGTGCACGCCGAACTTCTCTAGGTTAGGAACATAGGAACTTAAGTGGAAATCATAATCGTTCTCGTGGCAATTGCGTTTTTCTATGGTCTTGGGCGTAGGCATGGCCGCCGTGCTATGCAGCGTCAAGCGCGTGGATTTCTTGACTGGATGAAGTAGGAGCGAGCGTTGAGTCTTGATGAAGTCAAGGGCATTCATCTGATCGATAACATCGAGACCGCGTGGGAGTGTCAACGCTGGATGTCGACGTGCGATGAGATTGCCGTCGATACCGAAGGCACAGGTTTGCGCACACTTATTGATAAGGTTCGGCTCCTCCAATTTGGCGATCGCCAAACCGCGTACTGCATTCCCATCGACTTTCCCGGGTGGGGTGCATTCGGCGCGGATATGCTCAAACGATTCCAAGGCACATTCGTCGCGCACAATCTAACGTACGACGCGGACATGATCCGAGGAACTCTCGGCGTGTCGTTGCCTGAGTCCAGATGTCATGACACTCGACTTATGTCGCACGTGCTCGAATCAACCGGCTCCACAGCACTCAAGACTCTTACTCGTCGTCTGGTCGATAGGCGCGCAGGCAACTTCCAGCATCAACTGGACGATGCGATGAAGGCAGGTGGCTGGAACTGGGCCACCGTGCCGATCGATCTTGAAGCCTATTGGATGTATGGTGGGCTTGACACCATCCTCACCATGCAGCTCAAGGACGAGCTCTATCCACGGGTGATGGCTGAGGCACCTAAGTCATACGAACTTGAACTTGCGGTGTCATGGGTCGCTCGACGCATGGAGAACAAAGGCGTCGTTGTCGATCGTGAGTACACGCAAAAGTTGATGGATGAACTCGATGCATATGTGAAGTCGGCCGAGAAGTGGTGTCATGACGTTCACGGCATCTCACCGGGTGCCAATGCAAAGGTCATCGAAAAGCTTCAGTCATTCGGAGTCGAGTTCACCAAGATGACCGGTGGTGGTCAATACTCACTAGACAAGGAGGTTCTCGAGAGCATTGACCACCCGCTAGCAGCAACTGTTCTCAACCGCCGGCGTGCGCAGAAGATGGTGTCGACCTACCTGGCAAACTATCTTACGATGTCGGAGTGGGATGGCAAGATCCATCCATCGATCAACACCGTGGGTGGCACCGATAAGAACCCATTCGAGCCTGGTGGTGGCTCTGGTGTTCGCACGGGTCGCATGTCGATGAGTGACCCTAATCTACAAAATGTCCCAATCAGGACTAAGTTCGGGCGAAAAATTCGCAACTGCTTCACTGCATCAATTGATCACCGGTGGGCCAAGGCCGACTTTGGGCAGATCGAAATGCGGGTCATGGCGCATATGTCCCAAGACCCGGGGATGATTGCTGCGTTTATGACGCCCGGTGACTTCTTCGTTAACATGGGTGTGCAACTTTTTCACGAGCCGAGTTTCACAAAGGCAGATCCTCGTAGGCAGCTGCTTAAGAACGGTGGCTATGCGAAGATCTATGGCGCAGGCATCCCGAAATTTGCTAAGACCGCAGGTGTGCCTGAAGATGAAGCCGGACAATTCATGCGGGACTTTGACAAAATGTATAGTCGAGTCCCCGAATGGATTAAGGAAGTTGAGAGTGAAGGTCGTGCCAATCTCAACTTGACCGGTGAAGCATATGTACGTTCGCCACTCACTGGACGTAAGCACACCGCTGATGCAGGTAAGCTGTACACCCTGGTTAACTATGAAATCCAGGGAACAGCAGGCGAGATTCTTAAGATGAAGATCGTGGAAGCTGATGCCGCCGGACTTGGACCGTACATGACAATTCCAGTGCACGACGAGATCGACTTTGACATTCCTAATGATGATTTCGATGACGTCATGCGCACCATTGAACTCGTCATGAATGACGATCAGCTACTTACAGTTCCCATCACTTCATCAATTGGTGTCGGGCAACGTTGGGGAGAGGTAGAATAGCAATGACAATCATCAAACCTCTCGGCCTCATCATTGGTGTCGATCCGGGTACAAGCATGGGCATTCTTGCGCTTAAACTCCACAACACGTACGCAGAACGCATACACTTCCTCCAGACTGACGTTTCGACGGCAGTAAACTGGCTGGAGAGCACCCTTCGTGCGTCTGACGAGAGTCCAGAGAGCATTCTGATCGCTTGCGAGCGGTATACGGTGACGCCAGAGACCGGAAAGCGTACGCAACAGCCAACCGCTCTCCAAGCGATTGGAAGCGTCAAGATTTTCGCTGAGCGGTTTAATGCTCGTCTCGTTATGCAGCCGCCTGCTGATGCAAAGAAGCTTGCGACAAATGAAATGCTCAAACGACTGGACTTCTACACCACGCCAAATGAAGTCAATCTACCCGACGCAAACGACGTAAATGATGCAGGACGTCATGCGACACTTGCTCTCGCTCGCTTCAAAGCGTCCATTTTTGACGCAATGCTTGCTAATTCGGGTGTCTGACCGTCGTGTAATTGCTTGATAGATTCTCCTTAACACGGAATATCGGAAAGGACTATGACATGTCTCTCTCGGAAATGATCACCGCCTGGATAGTTAGCTTGATCGCAGCATTCCTTGCGCATGCCATCGACAAGAAGTCACTCAACACGTATTTCAATCGAATTCACACCGGAGCCGACATCGAGTGGGCTGTGAGTCTTCGTGAAGAGCCCACAGGACGTCACGCACTTCGCGTCGCAAGCTAGGAGAACGTGAGTGCCGCTTGGTGACATTGGTGTTGACGAAAAAGGTAAGCAAGTAATTACCGTCACCACTGAGTGGAATGAAAAAGAATTGATCAAGAAAGTCTCCGGTTGCCGGTGGCTCCCTATCAAGAAAATCTGGTGCGTTCCACCCACCTGGGCTTCTCTTGTGACACTTCGTGGTGTGTTCAAAGAGACATTCACGCTCACCCCAGCACTCATCGACTGGGCCTGGGACATCCGCAGAAAGCGCATTGATCCGGCACTCGAGGTTCGTAACTTGCTTGAGTGGCCAGCGATCCCAGGCCTCGATGAGCACCTCTATCCTTATCAAAGGGCTGGCGTCGAGTTCATGCGACGAGCGGGCTCCGGACTGCTTGGCGATGATATGGGTACAGGCAAAAGTCTTCAAACGCTAGCTCTTAATCTAGCGCATGAACACGAACGTAAAAATGCACTGCCTGCGCTTATCATTTGTCCTAACTCGGTAAAGCGACACTGGGTACGCGAAGTCAGCAAATGGATGCCCACCGCACACGTGTACAATGTTGAGGGCACCGCGGCGAAGAAGCGCGCGATCCTCAAGGAAGCCAAGCAAAACCCGCATTGCATCGTGCTCATGAACATCGAGTCGGTGCGTTCGTTCACGCGTCTTGCACCGTTCGGTTCAGTGAAGTTGAAGAAGTGTCGTACATGCGATCCAAAATTTGGTGATGCTGGTCTCACGACAGCACGGTGTGAAGTACACAAGAAGGAACTCAACGACTTCAATTTTGTCACCGTCACACTTGATGAAGCACATCGTGTGAAAGAACCGAAGTCTTTGCAAACACGTGCCATTTGGCATGTTATGCACCAGCCAGGTGTTGAGTACCGATGGGCTCTTACTGGGACACCTGTCGCAAACCATCCGGGTGACCTATGGTCCATCATGCACGCGGTGGCACCAGAAGATTTTCCAACTAAGTCCCAATTCGTGGAACGTTACTGCCTAGCTGCGTGGAACGCGTTCGGAAAACTTGACATCATTGGCATCAACCCCGACACACGTGAAGAACTCTTCAAGCTCCTAGATCCTCGTTTTCGACGAATGATTAAGGCTATCGTTCTCCCGCAACTTCCGCCTAAGGTGCGACAAACGCGGTATGTCGACATGGCCGCATCACAGTCGAAAATGTACGGTGAGCTCAAGAGTCGCCTCATCACCCGAACACCTGATGGTGATCTCTTCATCGCACCATCTCATCTTGAGGCATCACTTCGCTTGATGCAGGTCGCATCATCGTCTGTGAAGATGGTGAAGCACGACCCTGATGACATCACACAGTGGGATGTCATGCTCGCGGAACCGTCTCCCAAACTCGATGCATTCGAAGAAGTGCTTGAGGAGAAGGGCATCCTCTCACCATCATACGATGGACCGCCTGTCATCGTCGCTGCTGAGTTCAAGCAACTGATCAACCTCGCAACTAAGCGTCTTGATAAGCTCGGTGTGCGGTATGCGTTGATCACTGGTGATGTGTCACCACTTGAACGTGAGCGTTCACTGGACGCACTTCGTAAGAAACAGGTCAAGGTGCTTCTCTTCACGAATGCCGCGGGTGGTGTCGGTCTTGATATGACTGCTGCTGACACACTCATCAACTTGCAGCGCTCGTGGTCTCTCGTGGCGGAGGTCCAGAAGGAAAGCCGCAACCACCGCATTGGCTCCGAAATTCACGACTCGATTACGATCATCGACATTGTGATGAAGGACACGCTCGAGGAAGACCAGATTACAAAGCTTCACGAGAAGTTCAACCGACTTGATGAAATCACTCGTGATCGCGCGGCTCTACTTGCAGCGAACCCGCACGCCGACACATCTGTCATCGATGCGCAAGAAGCGCTTGTCTTGAACACCCCGTTGGCGTCCATTCCGTACGTCGGCGTCGACGAGTAGGAGACACCACCCTTGTATGCAGCGGATGAACTCACTGGTGCACTCGTTCTTCAGGTGCGTACTCAACACAAGGTGTCACGTGCGAAGTTCAGCACTCTTGCTGGACTGACAGGAAAAAGTACAGCGCATCTCTACAACATCGAGACGAAAGACTCGTGGAAGCCAGGCGATCGTGATCGAGTTGCGCGTGCGCTCAATGACATCGTAGCGAACGGCCCTGCCGCAAAAGCACCACTTAAGACGACGGTGCCAAAGTTGCCACCACCCCCTTCGGGCCCAATCATGCTGTCCTCCCTAGACCTCCCCGATGACACCGAAGATACCCTGGCACAGGTGTTGCCGGCTGAGGAAGGCGCGCAGCTCTACCACTACGCTCTGCCCCTTATTGACCCGTATCCAGAAGCCCAGGACGGTGTCTACCGAATCTCGAACTCCGAACTCCAGACATACAAGCGGTGTAAGCGTAAGTGGTGGCTTGGCTGGTACCGCGAACTCACGCTGAAGACCGAATCTTACACCGGAGTGCGCTCTACTGGCACACGCATTCACCGTGCATTGGCAGCGTGGTATGTTCCCGAAGGTGAGCAGCGAGTCGATCCACGTGATGCACTTGAACGTGTGATCGTCGAAGACTGGACGTCCATCAGGAACCTCGCCGCAGAGCGCGATGCCACCGATGAACGTCTTGCTGAGTTCGCCACCGAGTTTTCAGCGAGTTGCAACCTCGAGCGTGCAATGGTGGAGGGATACGTCCAGTGGCTTGAAGAAACTGGTGCTGACTCAGATCTTCGCATCATCGCGTCAGAAACTCCACTCGTTGCGGACATCACCGTTCCAATGCGTGATGCAAGTGATGAACGTGAGGTGCAACTGATCGGTCTTCTTGATACCCGGGCATATCGTGTCACCGATGGAATTAGGGTCTTCATTGACCATAAGACTGTGGGATCTCTGACCGCCCCCATTCTCACGCTTCCGCAAAACGAACAGATGCTCCACTATCACATCTTGGAAATGCTGGCGTCAAAAGAAGGTGAAGAGCATTGTGATGGTGCTCTTTACAACATGCTTCGTCGTGTAAAGCGAAGTGCCAAGGCCAAGCCACCGTTCTACGATCGCATTGAAGTGAGGCACAACCCGTACGAACTCGAGTCTTATCGACGTCGCTTGATCGCAATAACCCGTGAGGTGCTTGAAACAATCGACGCACTGGACCGCGGGCAACACCATCTCGATATTGTGTACCCGACGCCCAATGGCGATTGTTCTTGGTCGTGTGATTTCTCGGCCATCTGCAATATGCTCGATGATGGATCCAGTGGAGCAGATGATATGCTTGATGCGCTCTACAAGCAGAACAACCCGCGTGACCGTTACGACAAGAAGGGCCGGGACACTCAGTGAGAACTGCTGAGAATCTCATAGGACAAGTATTTACACGTCTTACTGTTATCGCACGCGCAGAAGATCCACCAGACCGTGCGAAAAAAGTTCGTTGGTTGTGTCAATGTGAATGTGGCGCGCAAGTTAGTGTGCAACAGCAAAAACTACGCATTGGCGCATCGCGTTCATGCGGTTGCTTGAACCGAGAAACACGTCATAACAAGCATCGAATTCACGGACACACGGCTTTTGTTGATGGTAAACGCGCAATGACGCTAGAATTTCGTACCTGGTTGCAGATGAGAAAGCGTTTTAAGCACAATCCTGATTACACCAAGCGTGGAATGTGCGAAGAATGGCAAGTATCATTCGTGTCATTTTATGAATATCTTATGTCATCAATTGGTGCACATCCTGGTAAAGGCTACACTATTGATCGCATTGAAAACGAAAATGGATATTTTCCTGGAAACATACGATGGGCCACGGCAAAGCAGCAGGCAAATAACCGGCGTAAGAGGCGTGTATGACTGAGACAAGCATTCCCATCGCTATTGATCCTCCCATGTCGTACAGTACCGATCAGCGCATATCACTGTTGATTCACGGCCCTTCAAAGATGGGTAAGTCGACCCTGTCTTCTACTGCGCCGAAGCCCGTGCTTGTTCTTGACGCTGAGGGCAGCTGGCGTTTCATTCCGGTGAAGAAGGTTTTCTGGGATCCTTCCACCGGTGGGCCACCCGTGTACGATGGCACATGGGAAGCATGCATCGTCAATGTGCGTGACTGGGGCACGGTGCAGCTTGTGTATAACTGGCTCACCCAGTACATCACGCCTTTCGTGTCGGTGGTGATCGACTCCATCACCGAGATTCAGCGTCGCTGCAAGACTCAGTTGGTCGGTAGTGAGCAGATGAAGATGCAGGACTGGGGTGCACTGCTTATGCAGATGGACACAGTCATTCGCGGCTTTCGTGATCTCGCGCTTGTGCCTGCTTTGAACACACGATGCGTGATGTTCATCGCTGAGACAAGACAAGCAAATGGCTCTGGTAAGTGGGAGCCATATATGCAGGGTCAGATTTCCGTGTCTCTTCCATACTGGGTCGATGTGTGCGGCTATTTGTACCCAGACTGGGAACTCGACGCAAACGGGCAACCCACTAAAGAGGTTCGCCGTCTCTGGATCGGTCCTCACCCACAGTACTCGTGCGGTGAGCGGGTCCAGGGGAGACTGGGCAACTTTCAGACCATCGTCAAAACTGATGGACACTGGGTTGGAAATGACATCACGAACTGGATGAACATCGTATTTGACGTGCAGCCAGCGGTTGATACAGTGGCACCCGTCGCAACTAAGGAGCTCATCGTATGACCACGATTGACTTCAGCAAGGCTCTTGCTGATGCGAAGACAGTCAGCTTCGAACCTCTTCCCAACGGTGACTACGACATCGAAGTCACCGCCTGTGATGCTGTGACGTCGGGCAACGGCAAGCCGATGCTCAAGGCGAAGATGAAGGTCATCTCCGGCCCGCATATGAACCGTCCGATCATCAACAACTTCGTGCTCTCCTTGGACAATGCGATTGCTGTCTCGATCTTCTTCCGTCAGATGAAGTGCTTCGGTCTCACCGATGAGTTCTTCGCACAGCTTGGTCCGGCTGGAAGTCTCGAGCCTGTCGCTGGTGCTCTCACTGGCCGTCGTGCTCGTCTCACTTTGGGCCAAAAGGAGTGGGGCGGTGAAATGCGCAATGAGGTCAAGGGCGTGAAGCCCTACACCGGTGCGCCCGTCGCGGGGATGCCAAGCGCCGGTCCCGTTATCGCACCTCCTGTCTCGTCTGGTCCGGTTGCACCTCCGGCTCCGGTTGCACCTCCTGCGCCTGTCGCGCCGCCGACTCCGGCTCAGCCGCCCGCTCCGGTGGCTCAGCCTGCCCCGGTGGCACCTCCGGCTGCTACGCCGATAGTTGCCCCGGTCGAGCCGGCACCGTCTGCTGAGGAGGTCTCCGCACCTGCGGATAGCTCGCCGCCTCCGCCGGAGATGCCCATCTAGTACGATCTGCGTAGGGGTTTCCACGCCGATAATGCCTCATGCATCGCATAGCAAGAGTGCGCTCTACTTGGTGGAACGTAAGCTGACGTGAGTAGCCACAAGACGTCAGGCCCCGCTGCGCGTTGAGGAATTGACAGATCATTCGGAAAGGACGAACTGTATGCCTACGTTTCGTAAGCGTGTTGGGTATGGGAAGCTAGGACGAGTCATTGAGATTAACCCGAAAAAGTGGGGTGAATCCGGTGGAGATAATGAGCCGCCGTATCTACTTGAGCAACTAGCCACTCGCAATCCTGACGTCGAATTCGTCGTCGTCGGAAAGAACTCCGGTTGGGCGCCACACATGCCTAACATCACGAATCCGTGGCAAGAGTGGCGAGCCGAAGCACGCTCTCACGCAAAGGCATCACTGCAAGATCGCATCGATCGGCTAGACCGTGTCACCGGCCCAACGTTCGATTCACTCGATGGCATGGTGTTCTGGCTTGGACAGCACGGCACAAGCAACTCGCCCATTCCCAGGGTGGACAACCGCAACGTCGTCACGAGCCCACAAATCTCATTCGTTGAGTACGTGTCGTTCATTGCACGTGGAATCAACCGGTGGCGTGATGTTGATCCTCTAAAGCGTGAGGAAGTATGGCTTCTTCCTGATGCTCGCAACTACTTGAAGTCTCGTGATCTTGCGTGGCCTCGGCGTCATCCCGTGTTGTGCCAGTTCGACTGGACCCGTGACGAGTGGAATGAGCGTTATGGCGACACTAGGACTCCCCAAGAACACGGTTTCGATACGTTTAACGCACGAGCCGAAGGTATGGGAGAGCGGTGGCGAACGACTGATACTTACGTGGGATCCGGACTCGAACTCGTCGGGATTCCTCGAGGATTTGGTGAGGAAGCTCCAGCCGGGTGGGAAGATCGAGATCACGATTTCGGAATCCTCATCAACGAGGCACGCAACTATGGTATGCGACCCGAACTCACTCGACTCCATGCCATGGAACACTACGTTCGACCACTCGGACCTTCTTGGGTTCATGGCACCTGGTCGAAAGACTCGCTAGCAAAGCTCAACACCGAAATCAACCCAATCCCATACAACCAAATCTTCAACTTGATGCAGACGACAAAGTGCACCTTCACCACCCCATCCTCTGGATCAGGATGGGCGACAGCAAAGCCATGGGAATCATTTGCCACGGGCATCATCTGTTTCTTTCACCCACTCTATGACACGCAGGATCATATTCTGTTCCCCAACGGTGATCGTTACTCAGATGACATGGTCAACTTGCACAAGTGGCTTCGCATCAAAGATCCTGCTGATCTCGCACGTAAGGTCCAGGCAGTCAAGACATCGCGTTCCACGTACGAGTGGCTGGCGAGGGTCCAGTACGAACACTTCAAGCGTGAACTCGAACGTCAGCGTTGTGTCACTACCATTGAGAGGCGACTCGATCTGTGAGCAACGGAATCATTCTCGCCGGCGGTAAGGCATCACGTCTCGGACCGCTCTCAACACAGATCAGCAAAGCACTCGTTTCCATCGGCCAACGTCCTCACCTCTTTCACCAAATCGAGTTGATGCGTGCCGCTAATTGCGTGCGCATCATCGTCGTGGCAAATCCGGCCACGCACATCCAGGTCCAGACTGCACTCGAGCGCGCTGGGCATTACGACATCAAGGTCGTACCGCAAAACGTTTCACGTGGTCCGGTGGATGCAATCCTCGTAGGCCTGCACGCATTGGGCCCAGAGCGTCACAAGCACGACACGTACGTTCTGATGAGTGACACATTCATCGAGGAAAAGCTTGATCGACACTCGGGAACGTGGATCGGTGAAGCACTTACACCAGTTGGTAGTCGTTCATTTTGTGTGCGCGAAGATGATGGCACGTATGTCGATAAGCAGGTGCGTGTAGCGGATTCAGTTACCATTGGCGCATACCACTTTGCCGACACCATCGAGCTACTCAGTGAAGCCAGCACGGTAATGACACGCGCCAACTTGAACGACGAGCATGAAGTGGGCATGGGACCACTTCTCTCGTGCTTCCCTACTGCGAGAACCATTGCGTTTCCAACGTGGCTCGACATTGGCGATGTGCACGCTCTCGCAATTGCACGTCGAACCCGATTCATCGCGCGGTCTGAGCACACGCTTTCACTAGATGATGCAGGTATTATTACGAAGAGAGGCACTGGAGAGCAGTTCGCAGCACAGCGAAATTGGCTGATTGAGCAATCGGCCATGGGAGACAGGTCGGCAAACCTCATTCCGAGGTACTTCGGTAGTGTACTCGACGGTGGGTATGCGATGGAGTACGTCGATCTACCTACGCTCTCAGAACTGTGGCTCTACTGGCCTGGGAGGCCCGATACGTGGGTCCAGATTCTCCAGTCTGTGACCGACCGTCTTGATCATGATCTATGGTGGTCAATCAAGTCTTATAACGAAGTTGCAAGTGCAGTTCGGGTGGCATCATGGTTCGCAGGTAAAGCACTTGAGCGACTCACCACTCTTGATCACGCGCTCGCGACGCGTCATTTTGATTTGCTTGAGCGCGCAAGTGAGGTGTTTACCTCAGCATCAATGGTGCGTGCGCACGGTGATTTGAACTTCAACAACATCCTTTACTCCATCAACACAGGTACGTGCAAGCTTGTAGATCCACGCGGCACACCGTTCATGCCGCTGATCTATGAGATCGCGAAGTTGCGGTACTCGTACCATGCCGGATTCTCAGCGATCACACACAATTTGTTCTATAATGACAATGTGCTGATGCCTGATCGTGCTGATGAAATCAAAGCTATGGATGAGTTTCTTGAGGGATACTTTTCGCTTGAACAGCTTCAAGTCGCTGAAGGTTGCCTTCTTCTCGCGGGTGCACCACTCCACAGTCCGCGTGAACGTGAAGTCATGATTTCACGCGGTGTTCAACTGATTAAGGAGATTGTGGGCTAGTGGACGTCATCAGCAAGACGATTTATGCGCTTAGGCAGCTCGAGTACAATATCGATGATAAAGTTGTCAAGCAACTTCGTGAACGCATCGAACTCACCGGTGTTGTGACACTTACTGGTGTTGGTAAGTCGTTTGGAGTAGCGCAGCTAGGCGCGTCACTCTTGCAATCGGTGGGTTACCACGCTTCCGCAATCCACACCACTGATTTTCTACACGGTGGCCTCGGGACGATCTCGCGGATTGATCGCAACGTCATTATCTTCATCAGCCACTCTGGACAGACTGAGGAGGTGCTTGACGCACAACACATTGCTGAATTGCACAGCAGTAATGGAAGCATCATCACTGCAGCGGTAACGGGTAACCATCAAAGTGAGTTGGCTGAGCGGTGTAATATCGCACTAACGTACAAAATCGATGAGGATGGTTCAAAGCACGGAACCATTCCTACAGTATCGGTGGCGGTCCAGTTGGCGATCCTCAACACGCTCGTCTGTAATGTCGCTGATGCACTCACCACTGAACAACTTGGGTCTTATCACCCAGGTGGAACGCTTCACGAGAAGTACGAGGAGAAGATCGCAAGTGAGTGACAATTGGGAGTGGCTCGCTTCGACGAAGGAACTCCAGGAAAAGTCGTTTGGCTTTAAACTTCCGCTTCCTGAGGGTGATGCACTCGCTGATTATGTGACGTGGAATCACTCGGCACTCGTGCTTGAGGCTGGCGAACTCCTCAGTGAATTTGGATGGAAGACCTGGGCGCAACCACGCGGTTGGGTCAATCGTGAACTCGCGCTGAAGGAAGCAGTTGACGTTGGCCACTTTTTGGCCAACATTCTCACCGCCATCGGCATCACCGACGAAGAGTGGCAGGCTGCCTACCAGGCCAAGCAGCAGGTGAACCGGGATCGCATGTCCAGTGGCACGTACGACGGCGTGTCAACGAAGTGTCCTGGCTGTAAGCGTGCTTACGAGGATGTTCTCATCTGCACGCCTGCCGAGCCTCGTGTAAGTGGCACGCCTGCATTTTGCGGCGAGACAGATATGTTCATCGTCAACACTGAAGTGACGTGTCCTGGATGTGCACGTGATTATGCAGACACGGTTGATTGCTACGCCGCGACAGATCCTAATAACGTAAGTCGCCAAGTCTACTGCGGTCAGTCACGCAGGAATATTTAGGAGTAAGCGTGTATAAGTTCGTCGCGTCACAAACCTTCGCGGGCGGCTTTGACGTCGGCATGGTCGAGGCGGGCTTCGAACTTGTGCACAAAGTGGAGCAAAAGGGCGGTTTCGGTATGCCGAACTGCCTAGCGAATCGTGGTGTGCTCGGGCAACACTGGACCTCGCAAGTCGGTGACCCAAAAACGTGGATCGTGAAAGATGCTGAAGTGCTGACTTCTAACCCGCCTTGCTCTGCTTGGTCTGTAATGACGGACAAGAAGCATCGTGGTGTTGATGCCAAGGTCAGCGAGTGTATGTGGGCACTCTCCGACTACGCAGCACGTATGAAGCCGCAAATCGTCATTATGGAGTCTGTGCGTCCGGCGTACTCCAAGGGTCGTGTCCTCATGCAAGAGCTTCGTGCGAATCTTGAGGAAAAGAGCGGACTCAAGTACGGGCTTTATCACGTGATGCACGATGCACTCGAACTTGGCGGTGCGGCAGTTCGTAAGCGTTACTTCTGGGTGGCATCACAGCTTCCGTTCAGTGTTGAGTACCCATCGAGCATCAGAGTGCCACTTTTGCCCGATATCATTGGTGACATCGAGAACCTCCCTCAGACCTGGCTTCCGCAGCCCTATCGGCAACCTGCCTCCTGGTGGTCAGAGAAGCCTCGCGAGAGAACCAGCAGCGTAGACGGGCATACAACGCGGACAGGCGTCGCGCATCGACGGACTCTCGACCTGCTACACCTGGGGTTGCAACACGGTGAGGTCTGGCCACAGAGTTGGCACGTCGGCAGGTTCGCTCAGTACTTCTATAACAAGTACAACAAGCTCCCTCCATCGTGGGACTACATGAAGGAGAAGCTTCTTCGCAAGGATTTCCACATGGGATTCATCTCGGTGACGAGGTGGGACAACTCACGATCAGCACGCGTTATCACGGGTGGTGCACTGGACCTCGTACTCCACCCCACGCAAAACCGCTTCATCTCTCACCGTGAAGTTGCACGCATCATGGGTTTCCCGGATGACTGGAACATCTATCCACTTCGTCACAATGCAACACTGAAGGCGACCTGGGGCAAGGGGATTTCAACCCAATGTGGTCGATGGATCGGCGAGCAAGCCAAGGCTGCACTGGACGGTGAACGAGGTCCAGATGGTGGCGAGCTCGTTGGCGACCGTGAATGGTTGATCAAGAAAGAATCTCATCGCCCCGCTAGTGTACAACTTGTACGCCAACCTGTTACTGTCTAGGTAGGTCACAAGCAAGGCTGAACCACAGCCGCCGAACGAAGGATAAAGATGAGCACTGACGAACTGACCGAAGAGACCGTGACGGACTTCACTGACGCGCCCGAAGCACCGGAAGCCCCGGAGGTTGAGGCCACCGAGACGGACGAGAGCACCGAGGCCGAGGCCACCACGAAGGGTCGCCCGCGTGATCCGGCTGCCGTAGAGCGCGACAACTCCGTGCTGGCCGCACTCGGCGAGGGCCCGGCCACTCGTGATGAGCTGGCAACCAAGCTGGGCATCAAGGGCAACCTGGTGTACCTCTCGCTGTGGCGTCTGCGTAACGCGGAAGCTGTCGTGAAGCTGAACGGCAAGACCTGGGCACTCCCGGGCACCGTGCTTCCCGAGCCCGAGCCGAAGGTCACCGCCGAGCCGGCCGCTGAAGAGGCGTCCGCAGAGAGCTGATCCTCACGCGCGCACGTTCCACGTCCACAGGCGTGCGCGCGTGGGGGTCTCCCCCAAAGATCTTAAGATTGCCTGTTTACACCACAAGCAAGACCTGTTAGATTTGTCTTAGCACCGAAAAACGAAAACAAAATTGCACGACCCAAGAGCGGGAAGCTTCGATGGATTACGGGGTAATCGTACCCCACCGGGTTCAATCCCCGGTCCGCTCACTGACTTCATGTCGGTACGCATGTGATGCGCGAGAGGCCTTGGTCGGGCCTATGACCAACTCGTTGGGGTCGTACCCCTTTACCGTCTTCAAAGACCTAGTTTACATCATCACGTGGATGTGATACTGTGGTCTTAAGCACGACAACAGGAACCCAGGAAAGGTAGACGATAATGACCGCCACGCTCGAGACGACCACCGAGATCGCGCCCACCGCCACCGATGTCGAGTACGCCAACAAGACCGGCGATGTCTCCTTCAGCGCCCGACAGCTCCCGTGGATGAAGGTCGGCACCGTGATCGACACCCCCAAGGTGACCGCGGCTGAGGCTGCTCGCATGGGCGGGATCGACTTCGATGTCGAGCTCCGCTCGATCAGTTACCGCTCGGGCAAGACGACCAAGACGGTGCCGAACCGGAAGGCCGTCGTTCGACACGACACCGACGACTTCTTCTCGGTCGTCTCCACCGGATACAAGGTGGTGCAGTACCGTGAAGCGTTCGAGTTCATGGACAGCATCAGCCCGGACTTCGTTTCGGCGGGTTCGTTCGGCGGTGGCAAGCAGGGCTTCATGGTCGTGCAGCTCGACGGTCTCAAGCACATGGACGTCGAGATCAACGGTATCGCCGACCCGCACGATCTGTACCTCGTGCTGCGCACGTCACACGACCTCAGCAAGGCCGTGGAAGTCAGCCTCATGCCGCTTCGTGGCCTGTGCATGAACCAGCTTGGACTTCGCTCGTTCAGCAAGAATGCGAAGCAGCGCTGGTCCATCAAGCACGTCGGCGACACGGCGAAGAAGCTCGCCGCCGCGCAGGACACGCTCAAGAACTCGACCGAGTACGCCAAGGTGTTCGCCGGGATGGCGAAGCAGCTCGGTTCGGTCTCCGTCTCGGCCGACGACTTCGACACCGTGCTCAAGCGGGTTCTCCCGGACAAGCCTCGTCGTGACGACCAGATCAAGGCGATCCAGTCGGCATTCGCCGAGAGCCCGGTCGTCGGCTTCGGTGGTACCGGCTGGGGCGCGATGAACGCCGTCAGCGAGTACTTCCAGTGGCAGCGGAACGAAGGCACGCGCACTGCCGCGTCGGTCTTCACGAGCGGTCTGTCCGGCGACACCAACAAGTACGTCAACCGCACGGCACAACTTCTCCTGGCTCGCTAGGAGATGAAATAACGGCTCCGCTGGACTCTGGTGAGGGGAAAGACCCAGAGTCCAGCGGGCCAACCAAGGGCCCGTAGCTCACAGGGATGAGCATCTCGACAACGGGAAGGTGGGAGGTTCAAGTCCTCCCGGGCCCACAGGTTCGCCTCGTCAGAAAACGAGGAATGAACTTAGGGAGTGACCGCTCCCGGTGCGTGTGCGAGACCACTGACGGTCATCAGTGATAACTTGAACGCGCATTGGCGATGTAGCTCAGGGGTAGAGCACCGAACTCATAATTCGGCAGGCGGAGGTTCGATTCCTCCCATCGCTACGCTGCAACACTGGAGTTGATCACCAGTGTGAACGTATGTCAAGAGACAGAGGAAACTGATGGTCTCGCAGCAAGAAGTAACCTGGGTTCGCATGCGTGGAGTGCGCACAAAGCGTGTGCCGACCCAAGGTCCCATCGTCCAGTGGCAAAGACGCCGGATTTTCACTCCGGAAACACGGGTTCGATCCCCGTTGGGACTACGATAAAACCGGGGCTGGCCTTCGTTATCGACCTTCGGGGCCGACCTCGGCTGGGTATGGGACAATCATGCAAAGGCCACGCTAACAAAACCCGTACCATCTAGGCCTCGGAAACTTAGTACCGGACTAACGGACTAAAGAGGGTTCGAATCCCCGCCGGGGCACGTAGTACTCCACCACACATCACGGAATTAAGGAGAGCCACATGGGTGCAGCACGCATCGGTGACAAGGTCTTCGAGTACATGAAGACTCACCCGGATGTGCCGGTCAGCGCGACCGAACTGGCCAACGCACTCGACCTCACGCAGGGCCAAGTTCGCAATGTGATGCGAAGGTTTTCGACCATCGAGCCGACGAGCGATTACTTCACCATCGTGGTTCCGGCCAACTCGTGGTCGTACAGCACGCGTCCTAAGGCCTCCTCGGCGCGTGACACTGAGACTTCAACGGCAACCGTCACCACTGGTGCTCGTGAAGCACGAGCGAAGGCCAGGGCGGCCGGACCGACGGTCTACGAGTTCGTCGGCGAGTTGGTCGACGGGACTGTGCTCCTGCGTTCGGACGCCGGCACGGTGTACCGAGCAGAGCTCACCGAGCTCTAACGCACGCATCACCGGCCGGAGACGAGCACAACCGGAGTTGTGATGAACGCGTCAAGTGACTTTTTGAGTGATCCCAACCGCGCGTGCATTGACGCACCACTTGACGTGTTCATCACACCGGGAGATGCCGATGATGAACCACCCTACCCACCGCCACAAGCACGCCAGTTGTGTAATTTTTGCCACGTGCGAGCTGAGTGTTTGATGTACGCACTGGACCAAGGCATCGACTTTGGTGTGTGGGGCGGGATGAGTGCTTACCAGCGAGAACTCGTCGGTAAGAAGAAAGCACGCAAGAAGTGCCCAGGCTGTTCGGCGACGGATATCATCGTCGAGAATAACAGCGAAATCTGTCTCGCGTGCGGAATCTCGTGGGACATTTTCTAGAGGAGAATAAGTGTCCAAGAGTTGGGACGATCGCGAAGAGGACTTCGAATACAAGCCGGTCAGGCAGACCGCCAAGGGCATCGGTTGGCTCGGTGTTCTTACCATCGTGGTGATCGTCGTCTTCGGCAGCATCGGCATCGCGCACTGGGGCTTCGGTGTCGGCACCAGCGACATCAAGGGTCGAGGTGACGCCGAGGTCATCAAGAACGATGCTCGCAATCGTATCCGAGCCCAAGAGGGCTTCGAGGGCATGTGGAACGCGGTCCTCACGGCCGACAAGAACCTGACTCTCACGGCGGAAGCGCTTAAGGGTCAGCCCGACAGCGTCAAGCTCAAGACCGAGCTGACCGGACAGAAGATGATCTGTAACGACGCGGTGGGTGCGTACAACGCTGCGGCTCGCAAGTTCTCGCAGAAGGACTTCAAGGACGCCGATCTGCCCGATGTCATCGACACCACCAAGTCTGAAACCGACTGCAAGGAGTGATCATGCTCAAGAACTGGAAGAAGTTCGCAGCACTATTCTCGATCGTCGGCGTACTAGGCCTCACGGCATGCACTGGCCAGACGGAAGAATCAATCGCCCGCAGCCAGCAACAGGCCCAAAAGGCACAGGGCGACACGCTCGAGAAGAAAAACCTCGAGGAGAAGCGCAAGCGCGAGGAGAACGGCAGCGCCGTTCGGTACATCTACCTGTACAACTTCGGTCAGCCTATGGGCTACTACGTGGCCAAGGGCAAGATCTCTTCCAGCGGGTCGCAGCGTACGCCTACACAGGACATCATCTGGGACTGCGGCGGCACCTCCGGGAACTACCAGTGCTCCCAGGCGGTGGTGGATGGAGCGCAGGACGACGGTTCCTACGGTGACGGGGATCCGGGGATTTTCTTCTTCCTCGCCGACGGCAACATGATCGAGACGACGTTCGACTACATCGTCAGCGAAAAGCCGATGACCGCGGTCAACGTCCCGCTTCTCGGCGGCGCGTAGCAAGGAGCTGCGCGAAAGCGCAGTGAGCCCCTCTCTTGGTGACTTTTCGATGACCTTCGGTCAAGATCTCGTCGAGATGGCAAGTTCGAATCTTGCGAGGGGTACGTGAAGATTCGCGTACGAAAGCGAAGCAAGAACCTCTGGGAGTGGTATTGTCCAGTGTGTGATCGCGCGTGGACGAATCGTCAGGGTCGTGCGTTTCGTCGACCGGCTCGCACGTCTCGTTACTATCCACTATGGGCAAGCGAGTACTTCGCAGTTCATGCCTGGGACAGATGCATGCGTGCTGCCTATTTACATGTGAAGTACCACCGTGATAAAGTCAGTCCCGTTGCACCAAAAGGAACCTAGGAGAGCATGATGACTGAGCCGGACACCTCCAAGATCGAGGACCGCATCGCGAAGCTGCTCGCGAAGGCCGAGAAGACCACTCCGGCCGAGGCTGAAGCACTCACCGAGCACGCCGAGAAGCTGATGCTCAAGTACGGCATCGAGCAGGCCGTGATTAACGCGAAGCGCGCGGGCAAGAGCCACGCGTCGGACGAGCGAATGATGAAGGTCGAGATCGTCTACACCGGCGTGTACCGCAAGGCCGTCTTCATCGCGATGGCCGACATCGCTGACGCGTTTAAGACAACGAAGACGATCGACGCGTCGACCAAGGATGAGGCGATTCTCTGGATCGTGGGTTACGAGAGCGACGTCGAGCAGATGAAGGTGCTCGTCACCTCACTTCAGCTCCAGCTGATGTCGGCGCTCTCCACGTGGTGGAAGACGTACGATGCCACCGGTCACACCGCGATGCAGAAGTTCAAGGCACGTCGCACCTTCATCATGGGATTCGGACGAGGCGCCGCGACCCGCATCGCCGAGTCTCGTCGGGTGATCATCGCTGACACGCAGTCCAGCGAGCCCGGCACCGAGCTCGTTCTGCGCGATCGTCGTCAGCTCGTGGATGACTGGGCGAACGTGCAGTTCAATCTCACCCCGGGCAAGTCGGTCAAGATGTCCGGTGGCGGCTGGGAAGCGAGCCAGGCAGGCTACGCTGCTGGCAAGAAGGCGAACACCGGCGAGCGCGGTTTGAAGCAGACCAAGGCGATCAGGGGATAATACGTGGTAGTGTCAAGAGGCCGCCCATCAGGTGCCGTCCAAGCCGCCGTGCTCGAAGAGCAAGATAATCGTTGTCTCTACTGTGGACATCTCTTCGGAGATTTGGTCGTTCGCAGAAACAATGATTGGCAATGGCTTGAGTTGCAATGGGATCACTTTATCCCGTTCACTTATTGCGAAAGCAATGACGATGCCAATTGGGTGGCCTCTTGTCATTTGTGCAATAGCTATAAGAGCAACCTCATCTTCGTCGATATCGCAGCGGCGAGAGAGTACATGCTTAAGATAGCCATCAAAAATCAACACGATCCCTTGCCATTTTGGCATAAGCGAGTTGAAATGGAAAAACCCTCGCCTAAGTCACGGAGATCGGGATACAAGATGCCGCGTATTCCGTGTCCGGTTTGCGGTGTTGAGACAACTCGTCAGTGGATGCATCGACACGGTTGTGATGTCCCCAGAACACCCTAGAAACAGAGCTGCCTGCGTAGCCGTAGTTCTCGGCTCGCAGGCAGTCTGTTCTGTCTGACGAGAGTCTCAGACCCATCTAGGGCTAGAGAATGGCGATCGGACGGTAGTCGTAGCTCATGTCGCTCGTAATAGCTGTGCGCCATGATTCCCACCACCGCCACGCGTTGTCTTCCAGCTTCAACGTCTCGGCAACTTCCCGACCCTTACCGGCCAAGTCAGCTCGAAGCTCAGCACTCCCTCGCAAGGCGCGTAGCTTCCTGTACCAGTCGCTCGGTTTCTCCGCGAGCCAGCCAGCACCGAGCTTGTGCAAACGGCTGTAGTCCTCACGAGGGGATGCGACCCAAGGCACGCCAACGGCCGACATCTCAAGTGGCTTAAGCCACGACTTGCTTGCATTGAACTTGGTGTCAGCGAGTGGAGCGATGCCGATGCCAAGCTGATCAGCCAACACGCGTGGCCAGTTATTCAGTGCGATCGGCGTGCGAAGTTGCGTGAGGTCATCCTCACTGGACAGTCCGAATGCCTTACCCACACCGGGTGAAATGCTCACAACGTGAAAGTGTGCACCTTCATCGACGAGACGAGAGATGGCGTTGCCCACCGCATCGGGGTCGTTCGGGTGAGAGCCCAATGAGGCGGGCCAGCCAATCACGTCTGAGTCAAAGTGCGAGTGCTCATAGTAGTGATGTGCCAGGTAGTTCGGCACCACAGCACCACGTCCATGGGGTGCGTACTTCTTGAGGAGCGCGGGTGTCGTTGCGGTGATGAAGGAAGCCTCACGACACGCGGCTTCCATGTTCGCCCAAGAATGCATGTGCGGTTGACCATCTGGACCCATGGTCTTCGAGCGACGTGGATGGAGCTCCATCCATGCGGGGTTGCTTGGATGAATCGTGCTAAGATCATCATCCACATCGATGACGACGGTGATGCCCTTCTTACGAAGAATCTTCACCGCCTGCGCGAGGTAACGATGCGTGGTTCGTTGGAACACGACGACATCAACACCGCCAGGAATTTCGATGTCACGCACATTGTGCTGGTCGTCCACCTCCATCATCAGGCGACGCTTTTGCTGCTCAATGATGTCGATGTCACGACCCTGCGCAATGAGGTATTGCGCGGGCCAAATCATCCGGTGAAAACCACAACCCCACTGATCACCGGGGTAGACGTGAACCTTCATGACTTGCGCGTCACCACACCACCGGTGCCCACCGGAGGCTTGCCTGCGACGTTCATCGGCTGCTTGGTCTCAACGTTCAACGGCGGCTTGGTCTCAACCAGCGCAGCCAGCTTGACCTCTGCCGTCACAGCATTCCTCTCGAGAGCATCCAGGCGCCCTACCACATCCCTGAGCGTCTCTCGAACCTCAGCCAGTTGACTACGCAGGCCGTCCATGCTCGACATTCTGGTGTCCTCTCAGCAGTCGTCCTCGAACGATCTATCGTACTACGCCACGGTGAACCATACCGCGCCGTCAGCGGTCTTCTCGTCGATCCAAAATGCGGTTCGACTTCCACCATAAAACGCAAGCGTACCAGTACCCGCCTGTCGCTGTGCTGACACGTAAAAGTCAGCATCCAAGTCCTGCGCACCAGAAAACCACGGCTGCGCAAATGTCCTTGAACCATCAAACGTGTCTGGACTTTCAGGGCGCACGACAAACTCAGCGATGACGGTACCCGACAGCGCAGTGTCTTTACGGATACGAATCAAGAACGAATCGCCTGCCGCAACCGTGGCATTGTTGTAATACAGGTTCAAGTTGAGCGTGTACCAAGTGCCGCTCTCGGTACGCGTGTTCTCAAGTGCAAGCTTCGTGAGATTCAGCTCAGTGGTGCCGGAAGTTGTATGAACAAATCCTGCACCTGTGAGGAGTCGACCACCAATGGTGCCAAGAAGCACCCACGTTGCAGACCCCACATACCGGTAAAAATTCCTTGTCGTCGTGAGGTATGCCACCATGCCAGAAATGGGATTTACAATGCTGGCGAGCGAACTTACCCATGGAACCTGCGGCAGGATCGCATTATCAATGCGCTCGAGCTCATCTTCCACAGCGAGAGCAAGTGCACCGATTTGCGCAGGTCCGTTAGGCGAATCGCTTAGTGCCGGATAGGGAAAGTTATATGTGGGAGTAACTGGCATGATGACTCCTTATCCGTGACCAAAGAGGTACGCGGGTAGAACGGCGATCCAGTCAGTGCCCGGAATCGCTGCTGCTGTAAGACGAACTTCAAAAGATAGGTAAACAAGATTACCTCGCAAACCCACTGGCCAGACGTATTCACCTGTTTCGTAAAGAAGCGAACCTGTGAGAACATCAGACTCAAAGATGAGTGTTCCACCTGATTGATCAGGTTGATTATTAACACGATTTGGATACCACTGAAGTCGCCAGTTACCAGTCACTCCAGCAGAACTCATGTCATTTGATGCACCAAATGCAAGAGAAGGGTGATTTACGACAAAGCCACCCACCCACTTGGGGTACCACTTTGAGTCAACAGTGTTGTTTTGCGTCGCTGCGTCTGAGTTAATAGGCCACAACGTTGTTGTCATGTTAGGCATAACACCTGAAAAGAAATCAGGTTGGTTTGGCACAACAATGCGACCGAGAATGAAGTAAGTCTGCTTGAAACGCAGTAGACCGACAACCATGCCAGGCTTCAAAACGAGTGCCTCAGTGATGTTCAACATCGGCAAGTCAATAAGTGGCGTACCCGCCATATCAATAATGTTCGAACCGGTTTGCGCATCCCACTTTGAAATGATACCTTGGTGATAACCAATGTCAGTATTCAGCCGTTGCTGAAGGTTCGGTGTAAGATCAGACGTACGGTCAACGGTCATCGCTACACCACCGGAGCCAGGATCGTCTGCTCACGTGTGGTGGCAGTCTGGACATCGGTTGCAACGAGTGGTGTATTAAGTGTTTCAATCACGTGAATTTCCTGCCCGTCAGACGTAGTGACGCCTACAGGGTCCAGTGGCTCAAGAGCCGCATTGGGCACAGTGTCGAAATCAATGTTGTATGGCAAGCCTTTTGATTGAAGCAGCATGCTTTCGCCTGCGGTGACGGCTTGGTCTGTTGTCGTAATGAATGATGATGTAAAAAATTTCGGCACCTTGCCGAAACGGCCATCCCAATACGTGGGACTCTGTGGATTACCATCAACAACGACAACGTGAACTGGTGGAATGGTGTCGGCACCTTCACCATTAACGACAACCGCGTTATACACGCCTTCACGACTAAGTGAACGATCAAAATTAACGAGCACACCTCCTTCACCAGCATTAACATCATACACAATGCTAAGTGGATCCGGCGGGTCTTTAATGATAAGAACACCACGATAATCCCAGTACCAGATCTTACCGTACGAAATAACGAGATCATTGAGAAATTCGTACCGGTCTTCCTCAGCAATCAGTGGCCTACGAAGAACCTCACTATCGGTGCTATCATCCCACTCGATGACAGCGTCAGGATACACTTCAGTGATGAGTTCAAGCATAATG